ACCGAAGAACAAGCGGCGAAGGTGCAGGCGCTCGTCGACGCTCAGGACAAACAGGCGGCGACCCAACTCATCATCAACACCCTGACCGGTAAGTACGCCGGCGCGGCTGCGGCTGCGGCCACTCCCGCGGAGAAGATGGCCGTCGCGATCGACGAGATGCAGGAATCCTTCGGTCGCTTGCTCCTACCGATCGTGGAAGCGGGCGCGGGTATCGCCAAGTGGGCAGCGAACAACATCAAACTGGTTGGCGCTATCACCGGTGTCATCGCGGCCACCCTCATCTGGACCAAGCTGCTCAAGGGCAGCTTCCTGGTTCAAGCGATTGCGGGAGTGGTGAGCTACGCCACCGCGCTCGCGAGCCTTGCGGTGACCGAAGGTATTACCGCGACGGCGTCTCTCGCCCTCGGCGATGCGATGGCGTTCCTGACGGCTTCGATATTGCCCGCCCTGGCTGCACTAGCACCGTTCGCGATCGCCATGGCCGGGGTGGCGTTCGTCATCGCGCTGGCAACCGGGAACGTCGGCAACTTCGGGGACGCGATCGTTGAGGATCTCATCCCGAAGGTTGCGTCGGCCGTCGAGGTTATGCGGTTGATGGCCTCCTCTGGCGACGACTGGGCGACCGCCGTGAAGGTAATCAACGGGGAAACAGGCAAGCTGACGGTCCATCTGAACAAGAACGGGGAGCAGGTAAAGAACTTCGGGGGCGTGGTCGGCGACGCGATGAAGGAGTTCAAGACCAGCGTTGTCGAGTCGGTGCAGGTCACGATCGGTCAGTTCAAGAAGGTCGGCGACGCCTTCACACTCTCCACGACGCAGCTCAGGAACCAAGCGAACGCAGCGGTCAAGATCGCTCGGACCCAGCAACGTGACCTCAGAGCTATCTTCTCGGACAAGTCACTCACCGAGGTCCAGCAGCGTGCCCTCGCACAACTACCCGCCGACCAGCGGCACGCCTTCGCGGAAGGCGGGAAGGCGATCCGTGCTCAGATCGCGCAGGACGCCACCCGGATCCAGGCGCTGAACGACCGGACGTTCAACCAGATCACGCGGAGCGCCACGACCAAGGCCAAGACGGGCGGGGAGCAGGCTGGTCGGGCGCTCGGGGATGGTCTCGCTGCAGGGATCGCGGCAGGCACGGGGCCGGCGGTCGCCGCGGCGAACTCGCTCGGGAACAACGTCATCCAGGCGCTGCGCGATTCGATGGAGATCGCCTCACCGTCCAAGGCCGCAGAGCGGATCGGTAACCAGTTCATCGAAGGTCTCGTCAAGGGACTCACGAGCGAGTTCAAGAGCGTGGAGCGTGCGCTCGATAGCCTCGTCCCGCTCATGGCGAAGGCCATCGGCACGGGAGCAGCGGACCAGGCGAAGGCGTTCCTCAAGGAGCTCGAAGGACTCGACCGCCGTTTCGAGAAACTGAAGACGAAGATCGGGAGCTTCCGCTCGGCTATCCGTGGTGCGTTCGCGGACGCCTCGGACCTCATCGGGACGATCGGCGCCGCTCTCGAGCAGTTCCGTTCCGACCAGGAGCAGTTCCTCACAGATCAGGCGGCGTTCACGGGAGCCGAGGGGCAGGTCGCACCGGTCGCGCCGAACGCGCCGGACATCCAGGCGCTCGTCGCGGCCCAGGTCGCACAGGCGCAGCAGCTCGCCAAGCTTCTGAAGCAGTTGCAGGACAAGGGACTCTCGACAGCCAACCTCGCCGACCTTGCGGGCCAGGGCGCGGGCGCCATCCCGATCGCGGAAGCATTGCTTGCGGATCCTGCGCTGATCCAGTCGCTGAACGACGCGCAGCAAGCCATCGCGGACATCACGCAACGCACCGCGGATCAGATGACTAATGCTGCATTCGGGGACAAGGTCGAGCGGATGTCCGAGGCGCTGGACAAGTTGCTCGGGAAGCTCCGCGAGTTCCTGCAAGGGCTCGATGTCCCGGCGCTGAAGGATGAGACGCGGGAGTTTATCGACCAGCTGCGCCGGCTGAACGAGGCACTCGCCGGTGTCGGCGGCGGAGGTGGGGGCGGAGGCGTCGGTGGGGGGAACAACATCACCGTGAACGTGAACGTCGGTTCGGGAGCCGACGGAGCGAACGTCGGCAAGGACATCCGAGACGCGCTGCTGCAACTCCAGCGCAGGAATGGGACGACTGGCCTATGACCGTTGACATCCCTGAACTCGCGAACGCTAGCTTCCCGGAGCAGGCACGTCTGTACGGCGTGGATCTCGCCATCCTCGGCCAGCCTCCGAGCCTGACCGGTGTCAAGAGCGGATGCGCCGTAACGGCTCAGGGTTCGCCGAACATGACGCTGGCGGTGGCCGCGGGGGTTATCTACTGGTTGAACGCCGAGGTCACGGTCACGGCCGGGAACGTCACGATCACGGCGGCGAACGCCACGAACCCTCGCATCGATCTCGTCGTCGTGTCCTCGACCGGTGTGAAGTCAGTCATCGCCGGCACACCCGCAGCTATCCCTGTTCCGGCTCCGCCCTCAACCGTCGCCACGTCCATCGTGCTGGCGCAGGTCTTCGTCCCGGCGAACGACACAGCCATCGGTGCGACGCAAATCCGCGACCGACGCATCATCGTTCAGGTCCCGTCGGTGCTGGGAGCGACGACGATGGTCCACAAGACCGCAGACGAATCGGTGACATCCTCCACCACGCTGCAGAACGACAACCACCTGCTGTTCGCGGTGACCTCGAACGGTAGGTGGGCCGTCAAGTTCGTGCTGATGATGACCCAACCGACAACGAACAACAGCATGGCGGTGAACTTCACCGCCCCGAGCGGAACCGTGTGGCGTCTGGACGCAGGCACGCAGAAGTCGGTCTCGGACGGCCCCAACACAGCTCTGTCCTTCTCGATCAGCCAGTCCCCCATCATCTTCATCGTCGAGGGTGTCGTCACCACGGTAGGCACGAGTGGGACCTTCCAACTGCAGTGGGCTCAGGGCTCCGCCAGCGCCAACGCGATGTCGATGCTCACGAACTCCTACCTCGAGTATCGCCCCCTGCCATGACGATCCTGTTCCCCGACGTGGTGGTCCGGTGTGGGAAGACATCACCGACCGCCTCCGAGCGTTCACCATCGACCGCGGACGATCGAGTGAACTGGACCGAGCAGAGGCCGGGGTGGCGACGTTCGATCTCGACAACTTCGAGGGCGATTTCGACCCGTCCAACATCGACGGTCCGTACTTCCCCGGTCTCAAGCCGATGCGGCGTATCCGCATCCAGGCGGTCATACCGGAGACGTTCGCATCCTTCTACATCGGGAGTTCGTTCGTCGGCGGCTCAGATGTGTTGGGTACGTCCGTCGCGTTCATCGGGTTGTTCTCTGGGTTCGTGGAGGACTGGGGTCAGACCTGGAACCCGATGCCCGCACCTCACCCGGACTCCGTCGCAACGGTGCGAGCGGTGGATGCGTTCAAGGTGCTGCTCTCAGCGCGAGGCGTCACACCGATGCCCTCGTTCAATCCTGGGTCTGCGGTCAACGAGATCCTCGACCACATGGGCTGGCCGGCTGATGAGCGCAACATCGAACTGACCGGTGGATACATCGTGGACGTCGCGGGTGGGAGTCTCGCTGTGATCCTGCCCGCCATCCAGGCGATCGACGCGAGCGAGGGCGGGTTGTTCTTTGCTGCACGTGATGGGCGACTGACCTTCTTCACTCACTCGCATGTACAGGCGTTCCCTCCGAGCGCGGAGGACATCTGGGGAGACGCACTCGACGAACGACAGTACCAGAGCATCACCTTGAGCTATGAGGACTCGGTGATCTGGAACGAGGTGGTCGTCACTAGTGCCGCTGGCTCGGTACAGGTGAGCGACCTCGTGAGCCAGGACCATTACCTCTGGCAGCGCACGGAACTGTCGACAGACCTGGCGAGCCTCACAGAGATGACGGCGCGAGCCCAGGACCATCTCTCACGGTTCTCCACACCGCGGCAGCGGATCGTGGGGCTGGAGGTCGGGGTCCGCGACGACGTGGAATGGCCCAGCATCCTGAATCACGACCTGCTCGACCGCATCATCGTGAAGCGGAGGCCGCTGGGTACGGAACCAGGGATCGTGCAGGACTCGGTGATCCAACGCATCTCCATCCGCTCCCCTAGCCGTAAGCAGTGGTCGGTCGTGTGGGCCTTGTCGGCCACCCCGAGGAGCAACCTCCTGACCCCGAACCAGTCGAGCCTTGAAACAGATACGAGCGGATGGGTGGCAGTCACCAACTGCACCATCGCCCGCTCGACAACGACTCCCCCGCAGGGCGTGGGAACCCTCACGATGACGGCCGTCGGGGCCGGGGATATGTCCGCGTCCACCACGCCGAACACCCAACTGGTTGTCACACCTGGCGCGGTCTATTCCGCGATGGCCGCGTTCTACAAGCAAGCCGGCGGTAGGAACTGCCACGTCGAGATCGTGTGGCGGGATTCGGGCGGTTCCATCCTGTCGACCTCGACGGGGAACGTGGAGAGCGACGCGGACAACATCGTTCAGAGCGCGGTGTCCGCGATCGCTCCCGTATCCGCGGCATTCGCGACCGTCTTGGTGGTCGTCGCATCTGCAACCGCGGGCGAAGTTCACCGCGTCGACATGGTCGGGTTCGTAGACGGAGAACAGACCGGATGGAGTCCCGGACAAGGATAGGAGCGCCATGACCGACGCGCAGGACATGGGATGGGGTCCGGGCTGGCCGGTCGACCGCAGCGGAGACATGGTGACACTCAAGGTCGGGGCGACCGAGTTCTACGCTGGCGTCCACGGACGCATCGCGGAGTTGATGAGCATCATGCTCGACGTGTCCCTCGATGAGGGCTGGCTGGTACTCCACCCCGGCTGGTGTTGGGGCTACGCGAACCGTGCGATCAAGCTCCCGAACGGAGGCTCATCCAACATCCCGTCCAACCACTCTTGGGGCCTCGCCCTCGACATCAACGCTCCGGAGAACCCCTTCGGGGGAACGTCTCACAAGATTCCGCTTGGGATGGGTGCGTTCTGGACGAAGTACGGGTTCCGCTGGGGCGGGAACTACTCGGGGACACGGGACTGGATGCACTTCGAGTACGTGCAGTCCCCAGCCCAGGCGATCAAGGACACGGAGAAAGCGAGGGACCTCGTGTTGACACCAGAGCAGAAGGTCGATCTCGAATGGCTCGGGGGGTTCCACGCTTTCTTCAAGGGCGAGAAGATGCCGCCCCGCACGGGCCCGAAGAAGACGGGGTGGAAGTCCGCAGAGCGTTCGGTGCAGGAGCCGAAGGCGAAGCCCTGATGCTTGCGCTAGACAACGAGGTCTCCGTCGCCCTGATCGGCATGGTGGGCCTCGTCGCTTCGACGCTCGGGGTCACGATCATATCGCTGAAGTCTCAGCAACGAGCGCAGAGAGCTGCTGCGGAGGCGCAGAAGGCGGCAGAACTCGCGGCTACCGAAGCCTCTGCTGGTCGTGAGGACCTCAAGAACCAGATCGGCTCTAACGGGCACGAGACGCTCGGCGACGGTCTCACCGCGATTGAGAACATCGTGGCTGACACCAACGACAAAGTGAAGGACAACACCGAGATCATCGCGCAGATGCGGGACCGCCTCCATCAAGGCGACGATAGGTTCGTGCGTATCGAGGATAAGGCCGTAGAAACGCTCGCGCAGGCGGGCGAGGTACGAGCCGAGGTCCGCGAGATGGCGATCGTCCTCGAACGGCTCCGTTCAGGGTTCGAGCGAGACGACCCACTCAGGCGCCGCGCAGTGGATGAATGGGGAGCCGACGGAGAACGCGGCAAGGAGGACTGATGGTCGGAGCCGCCGATGATCCGGTCGTCGTCATCACCATCTCGATCGGTGCCGTACTCATCGCGACGCTGCTGGGCATCTGGCTGAAGTGGCGCAACGACAAGAAGAACGGAGGGGGGTAAGCGAATGCAATATTGGCAGATCCTATGGCGGACGTTCGCGCAACTCGCGGGCGCCGCGCTGTTGACGCTGCAGGGATTGGACTGGACGGTCGAGGGGTTCAACGCGAGCTCGTCCAAGGCCGGACTCGCGCTGGTACTGGCGCTCGTCGGTGCACTCGTCGCGGTCGGCTGGGCGTTCGTATCTTCGCCGGCGTCGTCCGCGCTCGAGAAGGGGCTGCGCTCGGGCGTTGAGGCGATCCTCGGCGGTGTCGGTGCCGTGGTAGTCAACACCTGGGCCGACGTCGTGACGCTCGACCGGATCGTGGTGCCGACCATCGTCGCCGCGGTCCTAGCGTTCGGTGTGACGTACTTCTCGTATCAGACGCCACCCGAACCGACACCGTAATCCGCACGGCCCCAACGAAAACGCCCACCCTTTGCTTCGGCACGGGGTGGGCGTTTCGCTGTTGCTATGAGCGGGCGAAGGTGCCTCGGATGACCTGCCACCCCAGCACGATCACGGCGAAGGCGACGAGCGTTGCCATGACGGCGTAGTCCCAGGTCCCGAACAACTGGTGCATGGTGTTGATCTGCAGGTCCATGTTCGTCTCCCTACTGTTGTGTGACCCACTTGGTCACGACGGGC